ACATCTTTAAAAAATATGCAAGTGAGTCTGTATTATGAAATAGTACCATTATTTGATCATCAAGGACGCTGGCTTTTAGTACCCAGCTTCCCTTTCTGACCGGTAACAATGATACAAGCGTCATTACGTTCCTCTAAATTCTTCCACTATAAAGAAAATATATAGGAGGGACACACATACTAAAAAGTAAATCACTGCTTCCATTAATACATCCCCGTAAAGCCGTTTTTCTTGCGCTGTTCGTAAACAGCTTCACCCAACTCAACTAAAAAATCCCAAAACTGGTTAATAAATTTAATCATAACATACCTCTACGCTGTAAGATATTAATTCTTTGTTCAAGATCAGCATGATCAGTACTTTGATTAAGGTACTCTTCGATTTCAGATGTATAACTAGGAACAAAGGTATCTTTTACCCATTTCCAAAAGTCTTTGAGGGAAGGGACATCAACCCCACCTAGCGGTTCTAATTCTTTCATGTTTGCCTTATCTTTTGAATAAGTTAAAAAAGCCCCTTGCGGGGCCTTGCTTATAAATCGCGACCTTGTGGGTCTTCTGTAAGCAGTTCTGGTTTTGACTTCTTAGATTTTTCCGAAGTATCTTTGACTTCGATTTTCTTAGGCTTTTTATGCTCGGGGATGATACGCTCAAGAAATACTTTAAGCATACCATTTAGCATTTCAGCGTCTTTAACTTCGATATGATCATCGAGCGCAAAAGTACGTGTAAAAGCTCTATTTGCGATTCCCTTGAACAAGAAGTTATCTTCTGCTTCTTGAGATTGAACGTTACCCTTGACAATCATTTTGCCATCAGCTAGTTCAATTTCAATATCCTGCTTGGCAAAGCCAGCAACAGCAAGTTCGATAACATACGTGTTATCGCCTGTCTTCTTGATATTGTATGGGGGATAGTTAGGAATGTTTTTGGTGAGATCGTCATGCATTTTTGCAATGCGATTGAACGTATCGTCAAACCCTACAAAGAACTTATCAGCGTCCTTTAGGTTACCAAAAATAGAGGGAAGTTGAGTGAAACCCATAGTAGTTCTCCTTATTAAGCGAGTTGATAAAATTGCCAACCCAAACGGCGTTGGCCCGAGGAATTTATTACTAGCCTTGACCTCGGACTGCTAGTCCCATCCCGGGGAATACTATTATTTATACGTTATAAAGATTTATAACTAGATGTACCCTGTCAACAGGGCTGTTATTAAAGACACCATGTTCTAAAGTATTATCAAACTCGTATAGTGTCCCTTTTTTCCAATAGTAGCTTTTATCTTTTATACGATATTCGACCTTTTCGTGGGTAATAATAGGTAAGTGAATTCTACGACATTTTGTCAAAAAATTACCACCGTCTGTATGCATCCCAATGCTGTTACCCGACTTTAATCTAGCTAAAAAACATGCAAATTTGTTATACTGGTAAAAATTACTCAGTACCTTCAAAACAGGTTGAACAAGAGGGAAAAATTTACTATAACCTGCTTGCTCCTCAATTGATTCGATGGACCTATCATCGGCGTGTACCGAACACAAAGGGGAATGCATTATGAGGATACTATCAGTTTCGTCTAAATTTTTAAAAGAAGAGCGATAGTCTCCTTTACCCCATTCCTCTTCAGAAATGTTATTTGCAATACTATCTACAATGTCTAAAGGTACATCACATATCTCAAAATACGGCACATTAAGTTTCATACTTAGCTTTTTTACCTATATTATATTTGGTTTGTAGATCCCATTCGTGTTTATCTTTAAATGCTATTACTTTTATCTGGGATAAAGGTGCTTGATCTCTAATTGTATTGAGATTCACAATTTTAATCAACCCCCAATCAGAAAGCAACTTAGCAATAGTATTTCTACGCTCAATATCATTGTCGACTAAATCAGCTTGCTTACCATCTAAAGCAAATAATTCTTTAAAGTGGACAATAAAATATCTACCCTGCTTATGAAGAATGTGGCAGGACTGGTACAGCACTTTTTCTTTCTTAGATGCAACACCTATTCTTGTTAAGGTCTCCCTTACTTTTAAGAAATCATCAGGTTGAACTAAAGTAACTTCTAGTGGCGAATACCCTGGCATGTCAATCTTGAAGTACTCGTTTGTCATTTCTCATACCACCTTTTTCTAATTTTTGTTTGAGGTTTTTTATAGTAGATTGATCAAAGAGAGAAATAACCTGGCGTGCTTTTTCTGTGCTATAGCCATAGTATTGCTTTATAACTTCTATCGATTCAATCTGTGTAGCCTTCAACCATTTATTGTAACGTTTTTTAGGCCTGATACTATTTATTAGAAAATGGTATTGGAGTTTCTTGTCAATGTGTGGTCTAGAGTTCATTTCATTAGCTGCAATCACGGTATCTGGACCAAAAGACAGTCCTCTATTCACCAGATAGGGGGTATACTGTTTTTCTGACCAATCATCGACGATCAGATCATCTTTAGAATGATTTATTGAATTTATAAAATCGAACGGTGAAATAGCAGGTGATTTGTACGATGTTTCCTCTACCTTCTCTTCCTTTTTACCGAAAATATCATTTATATCCATAGCATTCTAATCAAGCCGAAAGTGTCGATGGAGACAAGAAGTAAATAGTTGGCGAGCATTCCAAATGATTGCCTAGTGTAAGCAGCCCAAGCGTACATAGAACAGCCAACGATCCAAAGAGGATAAAGAACGAGAAGCGGCGGATTGGGGACTGTGACTGCCATAGCAATTGAACAGCCAATACTAATCCCCCAAGCAACAAGCTCGATAGCAAAACGTACAGGATAAGAATTCCAATCATCTTTTATCCATTCGAATAGGTTGTAAAATAGGTCATTCATTTGATCTCCACTGACGCCATTATTTCTGTTAAACATGCCACTAGGTTTATTTCCTGATCCGCAACAAACGCTGACTTATACTGATAATCAGCAATGGTTAAGACCAGCTGAGGAACCTGACTAGTTAACGGAACAAAGGTATCATAAATTTTCCTAAACAATGACTGCGGATCATTGTCGAGATTATTTACAACCCATGACCTCATCTTTTTCCAGTCTTTCTCTTTTACAGACTGAACAAGGTCTTTCATATTAGCATCGCTGAGATTGACCAGGATGCCTTCATCAATAGACCCGGACTGACTATAGCGCTGCAGCTCGTTTAATGTTCTACGAAAATCAGGGAAGTATTTTTCTACAACCTTAGCTACTACTTTCTGATCGGAGGTAATGCCTCTTTCTTCCAGAATACTTGTAATACGCTTAAAGAACTCACCCGCCAGTGCTGGCTTCTCTTTATTAGGGATCTTAAACTCAACTACTGCACATCTAGAGTGGAGCGGCTGAATAATCCTATTCTTAAAGTTACACGTGAAGATGAACCGGCAGTTATTGGCAAACTCTTCAATGAAACCACGAAGAGCCGGCTGAGTAGAGTTAGGATTAAGGTAGTCAGCCTCGTCTAGAATAACTACCTTGGTGTTGCCCGTAAATGATACCGTCGATGCAAATTGCTTGATCTTGGTACGTAGGACATCGATACCGGACTCTTCAGAGCCGTTAATAATAATGTAATCGGAATTAAGTTCTTCACAAAGGGCTCTCGCTACAGTAGTCTTACCCGTACCGGCTGTACCACACAGCAGCATATTTTGTATTTCACCATTCTTAACTAGATTGCTAAAATACTCTTTCTGTTGCTTAGGGAGAATGCACTCATTAACGGTTCGAGGCCTGTACGCCTCCACCCACAAAAATTGTTCGCTCATAAAACCTCATAATTAAACGACAGAACCAGGCTCACACGCAATCCAATATTGCAACTGCCTGGACTCATGCTTGAAGTGCAAAAATTTTGCCTTACCATTGGCTGTCTTAGCTACTGATACTTCATACGCATCAGGAATGACCTTCAAGTTTTCCACTGCAATAAAAACATCAAAATTATCAAAAGATGTACCAAGTGCTTTCTTAAAATTACTAGCTGTATCGTTTTTTCGGTCGCTAACAGAAAGTGTTACTGCTTGATTCTTATTCGTGATCGAAATAGTTGGAGCCCCGGTAATAGCAGCTGCCTTCATAATCATCTGAATATCTTCAGATGTCATCTTAAACTTATAAACATCAACGTGTTCGATCTCACCGGCTGGGGCACCAGTTACAATTTCAGGGTTAGAGTAGTAGTACTCAAACTTACCCGCCGGGCTAGTAACAGTTAAACACTTGTCCCCGAATTCAATCTCCTGACCGTCAACCAGAGTAAGCATTGCCAGCATTGAGTTGAGATCATAGATTGCAAACTCATTCGGGATAGTTTCCTTGATTGTTGCTTTTGCAAAGACGTTCTTTGCATTAGAGATAGTACTAACAGCATCACCTTGCTTGAACACAATGTTAGTATTGATCGAAGCAAAGTTCTTAAGAAGACCTAAAGTCTCGTTACTAAATTTCATAGGCGCCTCATCATAAAAATATAGTCAATTATAGTAGCTTTTGTTCAACAGTTCTACTGTATTTCTCCTCACAATATTGTCGTTCTTTAACTTCTAACTCTCTAAATTCTGGTTTAAGGAAAGCTGAATCATCATGCTCTCTAAAACACACCAGAACATCATTAATAAAAATTGGATCACCGTAATGATAATATGAACGATAGAAGTACTCACCATCGACAACCCAGAGTAGATTTTCATCCATTTCTAAGGCGCATTCTCTACGCACGGCATAGTTAGATGGGTTACCCGTGGTGTTATCTCCGTTCACATGCTTGTTGCCATACCAAGGCTTTCTAAAATCCCAGAATTTGGTACGGTCTTGGTTACAGTGACCGAACCCTGCAATTAACCATTTACCAGAGCTGTTGTTAAATGCATAATCGATTTTTTGTAATGCATTTGAGTCGAGAAAAAAATCATCCATATACAGCAGCTTTACAATATCACCTTTTGCATGTGGGATGGCATTATTAACGTTGTTAGCCGCATTATTCTTACCGCTGGTATTTTTTACATAGGTAATATCATACACATGGCGAAAGGTGTCAACAATTTGTTTTAAATTATCCCCCTCACTCTGGTCCGAAAATACTATTTCAAAATCTTTATGGGATTGATAGAAGAATTGTGATAGAAATTCGACTAAGAATTTTTCCGACAAGCCATCTTTCATAGTGTAGATGGGGCACACAATTGAGATTTTAGACATAACTACTCGCAAATATATCCACAGCTCGCTCCTTTAATTGCAAATACTGCTTATCAAGCTCTTCACCAGTAACAATATGCTCTCTACCGTACCCTTGAGCTTTATCACTTTCTGGAATGCGTGTCTGTACCTGAAGCTTTCTTCTTTTTAGTTCTTCATTGTAAGGCGCCCACCCATACCACAGGACTTGCAACGATTCATTATCGTAAGACTCATAATGACGCCCTAGCGGGTAACTCAACTCTTTTTTATTGTGAATACACCTCGAACGACGCAGGTCTGAACCGCCATCAGTATAAGGCACGCCGAATCTTTTCTGCTCGATCAAGGACCTAGTTTGTACTGCTTGAATATTCGGATCATCATCAACCATTACCGAGCATGGAATTTTTAACTCCTGATTTGGTTCATCATTAAGCACAGAATAATCACCAACAAGAAATTCAGTTACATTAAGAGTAATTTTCCAACCCGGTATCTGCTTTTCATACTGCATGACTTCCCTGTCACACATTCTTGCATCAAACCAATCATTAATAGAATCTACAATTTTCCATTTAGGGCAGATGTCTTTAATTATTTCAACCGAGCGGTCCGTCGAGCCGTAATTAATAAGAACACCCCAGTCAAAATAATTCTTGTGATGTTCTAACCACCAAGGTAGAAGGTACTCCTCATTATAAAAATGTGTTAAGATTGTTTTACGCATCAAAAACCTCTACTTCGGGGAAATACTTAAGATATTTTACACCGTCTGGTTTAATTACTTTAACTTTTTCTTTAATTTCATCGAAAAAATTCCAAGCTAATGGTACCAAAAGAACCTTTCGTGTCTCCAGACCAATCATATTAGGATTTTTAATAGGTATACGTCTACCAGGGGTAAATAAACCGTGCTTAAGCGGGTTATCATCCACAATATAATCTAAACTTATACCAGAAAAATATAAAAAGGTATTACCTTTAGCCGCAGCACCATACCCTACAATCGTGTACCCTAACCTGCGGTAAGTATCAACTTTAACTTTTGTTCTCAAAGCAATTCTCTTTGCATTTAAAGCATATTCTTCAAGCAAATCTAAATTTAACGTCTTTTCTTTGCGCGTTAGTTCCAACGATTTATCTTCACCTTCATTAGACAAGACAAATAAAAAACTCGTACCATGCACTGAAACTCTCTGAACATCTATTAATTTTAACCCTGCTCGCTCAGCTAAAAAGCTAAAAGAACGCACGCTAAAGAAAGAGATATGCTCATGATAAATGGTATCAAACTCGTTATTTAAAACCATATCAGCTTGCGAGGTCTGTATAAAAATATGACCACCGGGTTTAAGAATTTCTTTGCAAGCTTCCAAAAAGTTTAAAGGATCAGGTACATGAGCAAAAACGTTTTGAGCAACTATAATATCAAAATCTTTATCTAATTCTACAGATGTTTTTTTATTAAAGTAGCCACATTTGACATTATGATTTTTTGAGCTCAGCTCAAAAAGATTTTGAGCCGGATCTATACCATGTGTATCGTACCCTTCTTCCTTAAAAGCATCCAGCTGGGTACCGTCATTGCATGCAATATCAAGTACTTTCTTACCTGAATTATAAGCACCTACAGTTTTTACAAAACTTTTAAAATAATCTTTAAGAGTTTGTGATGTACCGCTTACATAGAGGTAATTTTTAAATAGCAAGTCAGGATCAACGGATACACTTATTTGAAGATGTGTGCATAGCGGGCAGAACATTAATCTCAACGGGTATCGGTATTCCAATTCATTTTGTGTCTTAAGATAGCTATTTGCTAAAGGTTGATCATTTAGATTAAGTATTTCTCTGTTATGTGTGCCGTTGCAACACAAACATTTTTCGATAGGCTTATACGGAAGGGTTTTAATCATATTCTTTCCCAATTATCGATTGCAGTTGTTCTTTGGTTTGAAAGTTCCATCTCCTGTGCGACCCGGCAACGTAGTGCATACCCATAACCTCGTTTTTTTCATTTCTAAAAAATCCCGAGCCATATTCTTCAGCGTCGTTTTTCCAACTCAATGTTTTTATTTGATTTTGCAAAATGTACTTGCGTACTTTTGATCCGACCTCTACAAAACCCGTCGACCTGTTTGTAGCAACATCTTCTTCTGTAACAACCCATGTAGCTGATTTAGCTAGAGAAAGATCGTAATATGCTCCAAAGCAACAAGGAATATTTTTAAACTTTACTGGATCGAGATTCACCCAATAAGATGTGTCTTTACCATCATTATACTCACAACCTACTGCCTTATACCCCTGCTCGAATTTTTCATAGACATAATTGTGAATATTATTATTCAAAATAAAGAAATCAGAATCCAATATACCTACAATACCTGAAGTGCAGTGTTGTAATCCAAAGTCAATAGCTCTACCGTGCGATACCCCATCAAATGTAGGTTTGCTATCTAATGGTATAACTTTAAATGGATAATCCTGCTCTTTAATTACGCGCTTTTCATTATCAGGGGTATTATCAACTACAATTAAATTGTAATTATTTAAACGCTTTTTAAAATTTTGAGCCTGCAAATCAAGCAAGTCATAATTTTTGTATATAACAATAACGTAGTCAATCATCTAGGTAAGTTATGTATTGATTTCTATTTACTATTTTAGGAGATTTATTTTTATAGCATTCTAAGACATTGTCTACAATTGTATGTATATTGTCTTCAAAATCAAATTTATTCATAATTTTAAAATAGGTACTATCAATTGCAAAATTATATGCCCCGGGTGAATTACCCTTATCGATAACATCTACTTTAACATGCTCTCCTACTGTCTTTGATATCTGGTCAACTGTAGAATTAAAGGATGCGATATTGTAAATATCATACTTAGGTGCTACTGTGATTAAACTATGAACCGCTCTAGATAAATCTCTTATTGACAATATAGGGCGCTTTATATGCTTATTTGTTACTTGAATATATCCTTCGGTTAATGCAGTATAGACCATAGCATTAATCATTAGATCTCTTCGGATAATAGAAGAACCACCATTTACAGTACCGAATCTCAACCCGTATATTTTTTTCCCTTCATTAATATACTTAGAAGCTAGTAAGTCCAGGCTAACCTTTGTAAGATCGTAGTTATTAACAAAATCTACACTTATTTCATCTTCAGTATACAAATGACTGACGTCTTTATTACCATAAACTGAAGCGCTACTTGCATATATTAACGTTTGGGTTGGGGTAAGCTTATCTACTAAATTCTTAAAGTTGCGTACATTATTACGCCATGGTGAATCTAACGGACCTATGCACATCTGCACACTTGAATGACCAGCCAATAAAATAATATGGGTAAAGTAACTTAAAAATTCTCTACCTAAATTATTATAGTCGTTCTTTCTATTACCAAAAGCAGTTACATCTACCTCTCGACTTTTTAAAAAATTAGTAAGGTAAGAGCCTACGTAACCTTCACCGCCTATTACCAAAACTTTCATTAGCTAAACCTATTAAGTGTATTTACAATATGTTCACAATCTTCTTTTGTTAACCACCAGCCATTAGGTATACAAATTTGCGTATCGGTAAAAGAATCTACACCTGGTAGAGAGTCTTCCTTATATTGTAATGTGCTGCTATAAGTATCGTTTCTAAAATGCACTGGGCTACTAGCAATACCGTTATCAGCTAGGTAGCTGGTAAGTCTATCTTTTAAGCCGGCCTTCACGTGCATACTAAACAACCAGTAAGAGCAAGTTTCATCCCACTCGGGGAAGAACAGCAACGGATTGTTAATATTCTCACAATAAAACTTGCTGTTAAGTCTGCTTAAATTAACGGACATGTTAGCATGAGGAATATTTTCAACACCAATAGAAGCATTTACATCGTTCATGTGGTATTTAAACCCGACTTGGGTAATATTCTGCGTGCACCTAAATGATTCGTTTTTCGTTCTATCTAGACCATACCAGCGCAAAATCCTTGCGTCGTTTTCTTTCTCCGGTGGGCAGATTAACATGCCACCGTCCGCTGTAGTTAAAAACTTAATTGCTTGAAAACTATAGCAGATATAGTCCCCGCGCTCCACATCTTTACTAAGAAAGGAATCCCACGTATGGGCGGCATCTTCAATGACAGGGACACCTAGTGCTTTTAGAGCACCATAATCGGCAAACTTACCTGCCCAGTTAACTGCAATGATAGCTTTTGTTTTATGCGTAACAAGATTGGAAACAGATTTCGGATCAATAAGCCCTGTAACTGGGTCAATGTCAGCCCACCGAATACGCGCATGACGGTGAATAGCACCTACATTAGATGCAAAACAGGTCTGAGGGGATGCAATAACTTCATCACCAGGCCCTACATCGCATAACTCAAGAGCAAGATCAATTGCAGATGTGCAGGAGTTAACCGTAACCGGTCTAGTCTTGGTTCTAAGACAAGCTTGTAGCTGATCTTCGAATTGCTCTACGACCGGTCCCTGTCCTACAAAGCCTGACTGAAGTACTTTACCTACCGCTTCGTTTGCGGTAGCCGACATCTTAACTTTAAATAACGGAATCATAACGATACTCCATAGTATAAATGTTACCTATGGCTCCTGTCGTAACGAAATTAAGAGATTCATACGTCTTTTGTGCTCTGGTATTACTCTGCAATACCTCCAATCTAATGGGTAGAGACTTATGACACTGATCAACAAGGAACTTAAAAAGTGTCTTACCTAGTCCTTTATCACGGTACCCGGGAACCAAACCACCGGTTAAAAGAAACTCATACTCGTTTTTATGAATGACCCCGAAGCCTGCATCTATAGCGGCTACACCGTGTTCAATAGCATATGCAATGTATAGTTCATATTTACGGTGCGCGGTCTTGAACCATTCTTGCTGTTGGTCAGGTTCAATATAATCGGTACTCCTGGTCATAAACTCTCGACATTCGTTACGAATAGTTCTAAGAATTTCAGCTTCAGCAGAGGTCGTCACTCTTTTAAAGACAAGATGTGTCATAAAAATACATCCTTAAATTTTTTCATTACAGTACTGGGTTGGTATTCTGCTACTCTCTTTGACCAGTCTTCACATCTAGCAATAGAATCAAGACTAGAGAGCATCTGTTTCAACTCAACACTATTATTATATAATGTCCCGCTATTTTTTAACATATCTAAATGGTTTCTATCATAACCATTATTCCAGGCAAATACGGGTTTGTTAAGTGATAAAAATTCTGCGATTGAAAGACCGAAACTTTCACCGCGACTTCTCGCATGAAGCATTGCATCGCAAGTTTCAATAAAGTTAGCCTTTTTCTGTACGTCATGAATTTCATTTATAAACAATACATTAGGATGACTAATAAACGGATCGGTGCCTACAAATAGAAAAACAAATTCGTCTGTTTGGTTAACTAATTGCTCTATAAGATTTTTTACATACGGTATGTCAAATGTAAAGTAACCACCGATCCTACCTATCACTTTTTGATCCGGGCGAATCCCTAGATGTTCTCTAAATGTTTTAGTAGGCTTTGGTAGGTCAACAATATGAGGGACAAAAGGAACCTTACCATCAGACATTTCATTAGAAAGCCATTCAGAAATGTAAGCATATCTTCTGCCGTGTCGTTCGCTAAATTGAAAGACAGCGTGTACTGCGGTCATTACATTAGTAGGTAGAGGTTCTTTTTTACCGGCTCTTATAAAATAAGCGGTATCAATTTTTTCTTTTTGAATTATACCCTCTAGATCACCTTCTTTATAACCAATGACATTAAAAGACTTTTTTAAGCTATCTACGACAGCCTGCTCTGACCCCATGTCTCTGTCATAACCGAGACTATCGTTATAAACTATTACAGACTCATTACCCAGAATTTCTTGATTGTATCGAGCGTAGTCTGTAACGGCGACCGTTGTACCACGATAGTTCAACGTATTTGCATGAAATAAAACTCTCATCTAACAATGTTACCTTCATATTTAAAAGTAGTGGCAGGTGTAAAGTTTGACAGATCAAAAAGATCTTCTGTTACTTGATCACACACGCTTACAAACAATTCAATATTTTGAGCCATACGAGACTGGTAGAGATGAAAGATTGTATTATCAAACACAGTACCAATACCATAGTAGCCAAGATTGCTCAATGGCCACAGACCTTCTTCAGGCTCTTTATAAAAATATGTAGGCATCAGCGCACGATATCTTAATCCTTGCTCTTCAGCCATGTACGAAATTTCTTCCGCAGTATCCGAACGGCGAGTTTCTGTAAAAGAAGGCTGACCAAGTAAGTTATAAGCTTCTTTGCTAATACAATAAAAACCGGGTGCGGCATAGATATGGCTCTTAGGGGGTATATGATTGCTTACTTGAGCAATACCAACAAACGTTTTGTTTTTACCTGCGTACCTAACATAGTCTAAAAATTCGTTGTTTAATGGAATACAATCAGGCTCAAAAAAGATTACTACATCAGATTTAGATTCTTTAAGAACCAATTCCATCCATAACCCGTGATTTGCCCCGTCTAAGTTATGATAATTCATTGGAATACCAAAATGCTGCATGACTTGTTTATGTGCAGAAAGCATTTCAATATCAACATTATCCCAATGAAGGGAATGATATTCAATTTTCATTTTTACTTTTGTAGTTATATCTTACTAAATTTAAAAAATCCCGATGATTCATAACAAGAATATTTTTAGCCCTATCTACAATATCTCTTGCCAAGGCTGATTGATTTGCGTTAAAAAACTCACTGTTTCTATTTAATATACTTCGAACTGAATCATAATCTATGAGGTTTATTCCTGCGGCAACTTGATACCAATTTAATGTTCTAAACATGAGGTGCGAGCTATCATTATTAAAAAGCGAAGGGTTTATTTCACCGTGTTTAATTGTATCTAAAAAAGTACTATTAAACGATGTAAGTTCATACGGTTTATCGTTCCAAAACTCACTATCAGCTCTATCGGTCAAGTAATGTAATTGAATGTAGTCAACTATATTTTCATATGTTTCATTCATTAAGAGGTTGTACTTTTCGCTTGCAACAGGGGTATACCCCCACAAATCGATGTAATTTAATGCATTAGCGGCCTGAATAATTGTAAACCCTATACTTTGTGCTTCTAATGGCTCTACAAAACTGCCTGATAGACCTAAATTAATAACATTTCCAAGCCAAAATTTTTCAACTTTACCAGCTTCAAATTTTATATCTCTGGCTACTTTTTCAATATTTTTATTAAGATGCTTGCTTATTTCATCTAAAGCTTTGTCCGCTGTTGTGTAATTATCACTAAACACATATCCATTACCATATCTGTTTTGAGTTGGTATTTTCCAGGCCCAGCCATGTTTTAATGCGGTTGATGTTGTATAAGGTTCTATCTTATCAGGTGTATCAAATTCTAAAGGAAAAGCAATTGAATGATTTAATGGTAAGTATTTTTTATAAGATACCCACTTATTTCCTTGCTTTGAAGAAAGAACTCTCTTAAACCCTGAGCAATCATAATACAGTGTGGCTTTATGTTCCGTACCGTCTTCCAGTACTATTTTTTTAACTAAATGGTTTTCGCTAACTACAACATCTTTAACTGTTCCTTCTACTATTTCAATATTTCTACTTATACACACTTCTGTAAGATAGCTATTTAATTTAAAGGTGTCGAAATGATACTGGTTAGATGGATGAAGGTTAGGGGTTAATGTTACATCACCTTTATAATATACATACTCAAACTCAGGAGACAACGGAAACTTGCTTTTGTTATATAAAAATTTGTTATTAAAGATTTCCGGGGTGTTAAGAAACGACATTCTCGTATCGCCTACGGAATGTACATATTCTTTACCCAGTACCCAGTCTTTAAATAGAATCCCTATCTTAACGGTGGCATCGGTTTTGCTAATTAGATCTATATGATTAAGACCAGTAAATCTCATAAAAGTATCCCAATGCTCGGTTGATCCTTCCCCAACCCCTATAATACCGATTTCGCTAGATTTAATTATTTTGATACTAGCAAACGGGTATTTTACCCTGGTTATTAAACCTGCTACTAGGCCCGCGGTTCCCGCACCGACTATTACAAAATTTATATCCTTCATGTACCGCCTAGAATTTTTATAATCTTGTAATGTTCAACGCAGTCAGAGAGAGCTTGTCTTACAATGTCACAACCTTTAACATAATTCGACCTAGCAACAGTTTTATCATTATTACTTACCGTATCAAGTAAAGACTCACCCGCTTCCTTGGTGAAAAATTTTCCGCCTGCGCCTACCGTGAGTAAACTCTCTGACCCGAAAGTATCTATTGATGTTTTTCCTAATCTAAAAAGATTTAAATAGTTTTGTTGCTCTTTTATTTTTTTGTAGAAATACGGAGCCTGGTTATCGGTTTCAAATTTAGACCAGTAATCAGTATCATTTCTTTTTGTTACATAATGAAAATAGATAAAAGATTTTATTTGTTCATTAACATTAAATACAAAATTGTTAAATGAATTTTTTGCGGCTTGATTTCCTTTCGTCCCTGATATTGATTGTTCCAACTCTTGTAAAGACAATATTGTAACCCAGATTGAGGTAGCCTCTAGCGGCTCTATAAACCCTGATGCTAAACCCAATGCTATACAATTACCTTTCCATGTTTCCTTATAACACCCGGGTTCGAAATTAAAAACTGTAGGAAAGATAACATCCCCGAAAAGTTCGCGCACTTCGTTTTTAGCTTGCTCATCCGTTATTTTTCTAGAGTCAAAAACATATCCGCAGCCATATCTTCCCTGAACGGGTATCTTCCAAACCCACCCGTATTTCATTGCAATCGCTTCCGTATAAGGTGGTATTACATCTGTTTTATTTTCTATTAAAAATGGTAACGCTTTATTATTAGGGAGATTATCCTTATAGCTGATCCATTCAGATCTATATTCGCCGCCAATTATCATTCTTTTGAACCCGGTGCAGTCAAACACAAAGTCACATTCAAGCACTAAACCGGTTTCACAAACTATTTCTTTAATATTTTCCCCATCAAAGTTTAACGAAGAGACTTTTGCATCAACTCTATTAATACCCCTTGATGTACCAATATTTTTTAAAACTTCAGCTAACTTGCGAGCATCGAAATGCAACCCAATGGTACCCGGTATTGAAAATTTATTGTCCTCACTTACTATAACCTTAGGTTTATTTTTTTCCGAAAGAAAATATGAGATGATGAGAGGGTCTAAGTTTTTCTGTTCTGATATTAATCTACCTACATGGTACTTACTATTTAATAAGGTACCTGGCTCAAAAAATGGGTGAAGGTAGCTTTCCCCATCCCCGTTCCAATTAGTAAATTTTATACCATTTTTGAATGTTGCACCAGCTTCTTTAAACAAGGTTCGTATATCTATATCCAGTAATGACAACATGTCTAAAAAATGTGGTGTTGTTCCTTCCCCTGCGCCTAGTATACCTATCTCGCTGCTTTCTACTAAAGTTACTCGTTCGCATTTTAAAACTTTTTTGCAAAATAATGCTGTTATCCAGCCGGCAGTTCCCCCGCCAACTACAACTATTTTTTTCATAAATTATTATTTTCCTTGTTTATGTTAAGCACATCATCATACCAGAAAGAGTAACCGTAGCAGACGATATTCCAATGCGGCTGATTATCTTCCACCGTTAGAGTTGTAACAGATGGAACATTAATGTTAATATGCCTTGCAAGAAACATTCGGTCGTTTGTGAACACTTTCCAGTCCAGACCTGAGCCGTTATGCTGCTTATTAAAGCGGATTTTGAATTTCTGCATGATGGGTATTGATCAAAATAAACATGA